TCCAAACAATTCTTTACATTGTAATCACTCTACTTGTTACAACATGCATAAAGCCAAATAGAACGATTGTTTGAAATGCTTATGGCATAAGGGTTTAGCGAGATAGCCACGCATCTTGGCGATTGTTCCACGGGAAAGCATGGTTTAAACGGTCGTTCGATGGTCATTTGAGCAGTGTTCATGCGAGTAGGTGGGGGGAGGCGGTGCGGCCTGCTGCTGCTGGTGAATCTAGATCGGTCAACTAGCCCGATAAAAAATGTTCTAAAGGGGCTTGTAGTTTGTCACGATTTGGCATTGTGATTTGTGACAAATGAGCTTGCATAGTTTGTGGTATTTGGTAAGTAGAGTGATTGGAAGACAAGTTATGAAACCGTATAGAACAGAGCAAGAGGTGTTGAGTATGTTGCAGGGTGAGGCTAATTACCTTGATTACAATGAGGTATTGGAATGTATCCCGAATGAAGAGGTAAGGAGATTGATTGATTTGAGGTTGGATAGGAGGTATAAGAAGTTAAGGTTTAAGAATGAGTTTGATGTGATTAGGCATATTGATTGGGTTGAAACGCCAGAGGGAGGATCTTTCTGGGTTAAGGTATTTGGATGGACGATTGGTTTGAATGATTTGCCTAAGCTTGCATAGTTTTGTTGATCTGGTAGGGATATTGCTATGCGTTTAATCAAAGGCGATTGTTTGGAGGAGATGAAGGGTATAGCTGACGGCAGCGTTGATATGGTGTTGTGCGATTTGCCGTATGGGACTACGCAGAACAAGTGGGACTCGGTAATTCCATTAAAACCGATGTGGAAAGAATATTGGAGACTATTAAAGCCCAATGGGATTGTTGTGCTTACAGCCCAGACCATGTTCACTGCCTCGTTAATGGTTTCCAGCCCCAATGAACACCGATACAATTTGATTTGGGAAAAGACAAAAGCTGGAGGTTTTCTGAATGCAAGGAGGATGCCTTTGCAGTCGCACGAGGATATTGTTGTGTTCTATAAGTCACTTCCCACCTACAACCCACAAATGGAACCAGGCAAACCTTACACCAAAAAGGCCGCGTCAAATGGCGATGGAAAGAACTATGGGAAGTTTGAGCGACAAGGCAAAACTGCTGTTAACATAGGGAAGCGTTTTCCGCGTAGCATTTTAAAAATACCAAATGACAATCATGGGTCTGTTCACCCGACCCAAAAGCCAGTAGCTCTGATGGAATACCTTATCCGCACCTACACCAATAAAGGAGAGACGGTTTTGGATAACACAATGGGTAGCGGAACAACAGGTGTAGCTTGCGTAAATACTGGTAGAAACTTTATTGGCATCGAGCGTGATGAAAAGTATTTTGAGATAGCTAAAGAGCGTATAGAAAAAGCTAAGATGGACAAGCTGGAGGAATTAGATATAAAGGATGTATGACTGAGCGAGAACAAGTAGATGCGTTTGCGGATGATCTGGGTAAGTTGATTGATCGTTATAGGTCGGAGTTTGATTTGACCATTGCTGGGGTATTGGGCGTATTGGAGTGTGCCAAGCTGGAGATATGGGAGGATAGCCGTGGTGATGATTTCGAGATTGAATTTGAGTGATATGAGTAAGGAGCGTAAAGCGTGTAAGTTTTGTTCGATGTTGGTAATGGAGGGTGAGGATGTTTGCCCTACGCATAACGTGGTGGAGTGCTGTGCCTGTGGGCGAGGAGCATTGTGGACAAGGCGGGTAAGTAAGTATATCTGTATGAATTTGGATTGTGAATGGAGCAGTGATAGCTTGCCTAAGTATGGGGAATTGGATATAGATAAGAATTATGAAACTATTTAAATCAAAGAAGTATAGCTGTGTGGACTGCGGTGAAGAGAGCTGCAAGGCAAATGGTTACTGTGTATCATGTGCTAGGTATAAGGCTTACCAAGAGTATATTCAGCCGAGTAGTGTATTGCCTGGTGAATTATCGCCGTATAAATCTTTGCTTGTTAAGTATGATGATTTGGTTGAGGAGAACAAAGAGTTGAAGGATTTGGTGGCAGACTTGCAAAGTGAGCTTAACGAGAACAAAGAACTATCAGTATGAAGATAACAATAAAGCCAACAGACAAACAGCTAGGTAGTCCATTTTGCACCCATCCGACTGTGACGGTTGAGATACCGCAGGATGATTTGACTATGGAGCAAGTAATTGATAATTTAATTATCCCAGCTTTATTGGGAATGGGTTTCCAGCAAGAGACTATTGAGACATATTTTAATGGTGATTGTGCCAATGGTTGACAAGTTAGTGGTGATAGGTTAATAACCAACTTACTTATGAGTTCTACAAGCTTTCATTTACAAGGTGGAAACGGCGGCCATGTTCTTAATTCGGGTGAAGGCGCACAGACGGGCAAGACCTATCGGTGGATTCAGATCGTTGAGGACACCGTGTTTAGCAACCTTGCTGGCAACCTTACAAACATTGCTGACCTGCAATCAATTACGCACCTGGCGGGAACTGGGCTTGGAGGCAACTTCACAGCAGTTACTGTATCGAGTGGCACTTGCATTGCATACGACCAATAAACCGTGGCATCCTATCGTTCATTTGGTGGTTTAGACGATCGGCCATTGATTGATGGGGACACAGGCTTTGTTGGTATTAACCAGCGTGAGCGTCCTAGTCAGTTAAAAGGTGGTCAAGTTGTGCTTAGTAAGAATGGGCGTATTGATGGTTACTGGCAGCCTAGGAAAGGCATTGATTTAAAGAGTGGGCAATTAGCTAATAGTGCTAACCCATTGGCATTGCCGTTTATTGTTTTAGATTCTGTTCAGACCATAAGCACGGCATCGAGGACAAGTAATGTTGTTACGATTAACCTATCTGCTGCCCATGGTATTGCGAGCTTAGACTTGCCAGCTTATATTACCTTGGGAACACCAAGCGTTGCTACGCAGCCAATCACAGGGATTGATGCGGGTTCATACTTAATGAGTTACGTTGATGCTGACAGCTTGAGCTTTGCTAATGTTGGGACGGACAGTGGTAGCTTAACGGTTAATGGCACGTATGGTAAGATAGCAACTATCATAGATAACAATGCGGTAAGTGCTATTTACGGTTCGTGTTTGTTTAGTAACCCTGCTTCCAACTTAGATGAAAGCATTATTGTAGCTACGAACAATGAGGCTAAGAGCATTAACCTTTTTAATTACAGCATTACAGATTTGCCATATCCAACTGGTGAAAATGTTTCTACAAGCGTAGAGATGCTACAAGCTTTTGATCGCATCTACTTATTCCGTGAAGGAGCTAGGGCATTTGAGTATATTCCGCAAGGACGTAACATCTTAGCATCTGGTTACACAAGTGCAACAGGCATAGTTAATATTAGCCTTAAAGATCACGGCTTAAAAGCTGGTGATAGCATTACTATTTCTGGTATTACTTTTTCTGGAACGCCGCCAACAGCAGACCCAAATGGAACGCATATAGTAACAACTAACGTTGATGCTGATAACTTTCAGTATGTAATTGCCACAGGAAGCGGAGATGAAACCTACACCGTAGCAACTGGGTTAATGGTAGCTGCTGGATTTACCCTTGTCCCCGCTGGTGCATATACCCAACCGCAATTCTTTAACATAGGCGGCAATAAATATGGTGTTACAAACGGTTTAGTTCGATTTGAAGTTGCAGGTAATACTACTATTGTAGCTGGTGATACCATAAGAATTACTGATACTGATGTTACTATATTGGCTAACGTTATTGGGCAGCAATATACTGTAACATCTGCTACCGCTACTGATATTTACTTTGAAGCTCCTCTTCCTAACGTCACATTTGGCAGTGGAACTGGTTCTGACTTCATTGAGTTCGGTAGTCGCTTCAGTATAGGCCTTGGATTTACCCACATGCCAGCTCCTAAGTATGGCGTTTACTTCCAGCGTAGGCTTTGGTGTCCGTATTTCTACGAGCCAGCAGGAACTTCCGCTTCACCTACCTATACAGATAGAAAATTGCGTGATGAAATCTGTGCTAGTGACATTCTTGATTCAAGCACCTTTGATTCTATTGCATCGCAGTTCCGAGTTACGGCTGGAATAGCCGATTACTTAGTTGCAATGCACCCATTCTATGAGGACAATATGCTTGTTTTCAACAGAAACAGTATTCACATGATTACTGGGACGCAAGGAACGCTAAGTGATACGGTTCTGCGTGAGATGACCCGCGAAGTTGGCTGTGTTGCACGTAAATCTATTGCAACTAAAGGCAATATGATTATGTTTTTGAGTGATGATGGGGTTTATGCCCTTGATTTCGTTGACCAATACAACTTGCGTGGGACTGAAGAGCCACTTAGTAAGGCAATTCAACCATTTATTGACAGAATTAACAAAGGTTTAGCGGCAAACTCCGTAGCAATCTACTTTGATAACCGTTATTTCCTAGCTGTTCCATTGGATAGCGCACTTGGAGCTAACGATGCCCAAGGAAACAACGCCATACTTGTATTCAACATGAAAAATAAGGCGTGGGAAAGTATTGATACCTTTGGTAACAACGATTTTAACATTACTAACCTACTTAAAGGACAAGCCGAGGAAAGAAACGAGTTATATATCGTAAACTCAAACGGCGGGGTTCACTTAGCTGACGCTAACGAAACTGCCCAAGACAATTACTCGATTAGCACCACTGGTTCTGAATTACAGGCAGCTATTGACTACGAACTTCAGACTAGGGGTTACACTTTTGACGATTACGGAAGGAAAAAATTTAAAAAAGCTACGATCCAAATGCAATCTGGCGACTTTAACGCATCAGATGTGGACTTTCTTTTTTCAACCGAAGATCCAGACAGTGCAAACGGTTTTGTTACCGATATTGCAACCATGCTAGATGTAAACATTGGATTACCTGGGCAGCTTGATGGTGGCGAGAACGCAGACTTTAGTTTTAGACTTGGAAACCCACGTGGAGTCTATGGTGTATTGACAATCAAGCGAAAAATTGTAGGATCGACTGCGATAGGTCGCCCTAAAGTTACATCCATTGCTATTGAATCTACAAAAACCAATGGGCAAACTATTACCCAATACTAATTTATGGCTATTCTTACAAAAGGGCAAACATTTGCCAACGCTGATTCGGTTACAAGCACAAAGTTAAACAACCTTGTTGATGCGGCTGCCTTTGTTGCGGGTGCAAGTGGAACTACTGACAACACTTCGCTTGAGGTAAACGGCAGTGGTCGCTTGCAGGTTAAAGACCTTGGTATTACTTCGGCTAAGATTGCCGCAAGTGCAATTACTACTTCTAAATTGCCAGATTCAACCTTAGCTACTGACGGAGTTACCTATGCCAAAGTGCAAAGGGTAGCCAACATGAAAGCATTGGGTAATGTTTCTGGTTCATTAGGAGTTGTAGCAGAAGTTTCTATCCTCGATGAGGATAATATGGCAAGCGATAGTGCAACTTCATTAGCTACACAGCAAAGCATTAAAGCTTATACCGATACCAAAGTAGCAGCAGTAATTACAAGAGGAACAGCGGTAGCTACAACCAGCGGAACAAGTGTTGATTTTACATCTATACCGTCCACAGTTAAACGCATTACAGTAATGTTTGATGCGGTCAGCAATAGCGGTGGGGATGAATATATTATTCAAATCGGAGATGCTGGAGGTGTTGAAACTACTGCATACGTTTCCCAATCAAGTGATCGTGGTGGAGATCAAACAGCTACCAACGGATTTATCATATCAAGAGGAAATTTATCATCTTCAGTTAACTATGGAACGATTATAATAAATAATTTTTCTGGTAATATATGGTCTTCATTTGGAAATTTATCAAGAGGAAGCACTGTTGCGTCATCTACTGGCTCTAAAACACTTTCTGCAACACTAGATCGCATACGCATTACTACTACTGGTGGCGTTAATACCTTTGATGCAGGATCAGTAAACATCATGTATGAGTAATACATTCCTTACAATGATTGATAAAGCAAAAAACATATATGCACTTGCTGGTGGAGATTTCCATAAGCAACTTGGGTGGCATCTTGTTCATGGCATTGTTATATCTATTCCAGTAGCTTTTTGCATGGGTTACTGGTGCGTAAAAGGAAAAGAACAAGTAGCCGTTCCTTTAGAAGAAGCTAATTGCTTGTGCATGACTTACCTTTGCGGATCAATGAAAGAAGGGCTTACATTGCTTGTAGATCATGTTCCGTATGTAACTTTCCAAAGAGAAATAAAAGGCGATCCTCGCTTTAGAACATACAATTTTAAACAACTATACTCAAAAATATAATGGGCGGATTAAAATCACTTATATCAGGGCCAGATAAGGTTAAAGCACCTAAGATGGATATTGCTGGTGACATAAATAAATATGTTACTGGCTATCAACAAGCATTGCCTGGAGTGCTATCTGCTGAACGGCAATATCGTCCAGAGTTCTTGGGATTAAACCTTGGAGACGTAAATACGTTTTTGCAAGGAACTCAAGGCCAACAAGGGCTATACGATATTGGTAGAACAGCACAGCAACAAACTGGACAAAGCATTGCAGACGCTAGAGCTGCTGAGTTAGCTTCCATGACTGGGCAAACTGGTGCGTTCCGTGGATTTGCACAAGCACTATCGCCAGAGGCACAAGCACAAGTAGATGCTTCTACCCAAGCAGCCGCCGCAGCTACCCAAGCAGCACGGCAACTTACCCCAGAAGAGCAGCGTATGAGTGACCAAGCAGCACGTGAGGCATTTGCTTCCCGTGGTATGTTAAATAGCCGAGGTTCTATCGCAAGCGAGGTTCTAGGGCGTTCTGGAGTAATGGCAGCCAAACGACAAGAAGCTGACGCAGCTCGCACTGGAGCGTTTAATATGGCTCAGAACTTCTACACAGCACCTGGACTACAAGCCCTTGGCAATACACCGTTGTCTTATCAACTTGGCCAAGACCAACTTAAACTTGGTTTGGGTGCTATTGGTAGTGCTACCCCACAACTTATCAACCCAGATACTGGCGTTAATCTTGGTATGCAGAACAGAGCTAACCAAGTTGCTGCCGCTGGAGCAAACGCCCAAGCACAATCAAATTACGCATCTGGACTATTCCAAGGAATTGGAAGTGCAGTTGGTGGAATTGCAATGGCTTCTGATATTCGCATTAAAGAAAACATTCGTAAAGTTGGATCAACCGATGGTGGTTTACCAGTCTATACTTATAACTATATTGGAAGCGATATTACCCAAATGGGTGTTATGGCACAAGATGTAGAGAAAGTTAATCCAGATGCGGTTACAGAATCAAACGGTATCAAAGCTGTTTATTACTCACTAATTAAATAATATGCCATACGGAAGCGGACAGAGACTAGGCGAGACGATTGACCCAAGGTTCATGCAAGCCGATTATAGCGGCTTTACTAATGCTGCTGCGATTACAGGAAACGCTCTTGCTAACATTGGGCAGCAAATTGGTGCTGGAATTAAGCAGTATGGCGATGATGAAAAGACCATTAAAAAGTCTGCACAGATGGCTAAGTCTATCCGTGATGCTATTCCAGAGCTTGCTGGCATGGCTGATAATGCTCTTGCTGAACTTTCTAACCCAGACCTTTCGCAACGTGACCGCCTAGCTATTGCTGAAGGTATCCAAGACTCGCTTAAAATCGGAGTAATGGGACTTGAGAACAACAGGTCTAATGCAATGCTTAAGCTTGAAGCTGATAAAATAGCCGCCGCTGCAAATGCTCCTAAGAAAGTAAGCAAAACAACAATCGGTTTAGGTGATGGGAGCGAAATGGATGTTTTGATTGATGATTTTGGAAACATGACAGATGTTTTAGGTAATCCAATAGGAGGACAAGGAACACAAGGTGCAGGTGCTTCAGTTCAAAACGCTTTACCGCAAGCACAAGGTGGTAATTTTCCAGATGGTATTCCAACTGCGGCTGATACTCCAATGCCAGGAGTTGATAATTACCCTAACTACGGTTCTTTTGACCAAGCAACTCGAGGAGTGGCTATTGATGGTGCGCCAGGATTATTGCCACCTATAAAACCAGTCGCAAACCAACCACAATACGGCGTAAGAAGCCCTAAATCCAAAGAAAAATTTCGTTTAGCTACAAAAGAAGAATTAGCAGCTTATGGAGCGATAGCAGGGCAAGTTGAAGAAAGCTCTGGAAAGTTTTATCCAATCAACCCACCATCTGGAATGGAAATAAAATCAGATGGTGAAGGAGGATTCACGTTAATTCAAGGATCTGGTGCTGGACAAAAAGCACAAGGTGCTACTGAAGCGCGTAAACGAATAGGCGAACAAGGTCTTGGAGTTGTTCTTGAAAACCTTGGATCAGTATATGACCAAATAAACAAAGTATCTGATTCAGCTATTGGGGCAGCAGCACAATCACAAATAGCCAAATTACTTCCAGCAACTGAGATAGGTGCAATTAAGGATCAAATCGAAACGGTTAATAACAACATATCATTTGATACTGTAAATCAACTAAGAGCATCCTCTACTACGGGAAGTGCTGGCGGTAACATTACTGAAAAAGAATGGCCTAGATTTGAAGGACGACTTGGTAAGATATACGTGGGACAAAACAAAGACCTATTTACTAAAAATGTTAAGTCCATTGCTTATACTATGTATGATGCGGTTAATGGAACACCAGAAGAAGTTGATAAGCTTCTTGATGAAAACAAAATTACACAGCAAGATTACAATAATTATCTTTCCGAAAGAAGCTCATTAAGAATGAAATTCGGTTCTGTGAATTCAACCAATCCAATCGAAGAAGCAAAAATCCCAAAAGCAACAGATAACCCATTAAACCTTAGCCCTGAAGCAGAAGCAATACTTAAAGGATTATAATAATGAGTTCCCCATTTACGCAACAATTCAAAGAAGTAGAATCCCGTCTTACCAATGCTAAAAATAAACTAGAAGAAAAACTCTTACAGTTTAAAGAAGCTGGTGATGAGCAAGGGATGAGGCAAATCGGAGCTAACTTGCGTTCAATCCAAGGTGAGTATGCACGTATAGCAGATAGCTATCAGCAAGAGCAAGCGGTTCGCAAAGAAAGCCTTTTAAGCGGCATTTCTAGTGGAGAACTTATTTCTGATAAGCAAAAACCCATTAAAAGTTTTGTTCAGTTTCCAGATCCATCTGGAGCAAGGAATTATGGTGAGGAATTTAACTATTCACCACTAATATACAATCCAAACAAAGCTAGGAAAGCATTTGCAGAGTTAGTTGAAACTGACCCTAAAAAAGTAGATGTTACAACTGGAGTAGGACTGAAAGAAACTACTATGTTGGCTGGATTGCAAGATGATGAAGCACGTAAGGCTTATCTTCAGCAGAATTACGAAGAAGTATTACCGATTAATACTGTTGGAAGTTCAAACTTTTTGGTTAAAAACAAAGAAGGTAATTATATCTTGGCTTTGCCAAAAGGTATAAACATGAAAGATGTTGGTGCTGCTGTCGCCACTGAAACTCTTCCGCTTGCTGCTGGAATTACTGCTGGAATTTCGTCAGTTGGAACAGGCCCAGCCGCTCCGTTTGTTGCATCTGGAGCATCTAACCTTGCTTATTCTGGAGTTGGAGCAGCACAAGATGTTGCTTTTCGTAAAATGGCTGGATTACCTGCTAGTGTTGGTCAAGTAGCGGCTGAGCGAGGAAAAGAAGCAGTTGTTGGTGGCTTAATAGACCTAGCAACTTATGGTGTTTCAAGACCATTTACTAAACGAGTTGGAACAGCTATTGAAAACAACGTAGCTAGAGAGCTTCGTGAATCTACTGAATTGCTTCAGAAAAAGGGAATGGATGTAGATTTTCCAGTTGGAGCAGAAGGTGGAACAATGGGATTAAAATTCCAACGAGAGTTAGCAGGTAAGTTTCCTAAAATGGCAGTAGCTAAAACCATGGAAAAAACACGTGGTGTAATGGCTAGTTATCAAAAAGCTATTGAAGATAAAGTAATTGGAGTTCCTAGAGTTGATATTACAAATAGAGTAAAGGCAGAAGCAGATCAACTTGCTGCAATGATAGAGAAGCAAAACGTAAGGCTTCAAGGACAAGCTAAAGGCTGGGTTAATAATAGGTTGAAACAAATAATGCCAGAAAATACAAATCAAGTTGATCTTGGTAATACTATTTCTGGCTTAATGGAAGATGCTGCTACAAAAGGACAAGCTATTAAGGATCAAGCATATAGGTCTTTTTATGATGAAACAACACAAAGAGGTGTAAATGTTCCTAAACAAGAAGTATTAAATACTATTGAAGGAGTATTAGCTGGAACTAGAAACGATTTTAAAAGAAACCCTTCTATTGAAAGGCTATACAGGGATATTGCAAGCTCAGAAGAAAGCAATTTCAGTGCAGAACAATTAAGAAACATTGTTCAAGTTGCACGTGATAGTGTTCCATTAAACGCTAGTAAAACAGCAGATCAAGTTGCAGTTGGAGTATCTAAGGCATTAGATGATAAGTTTAATGAAGTTGTAAGTAGAAACGGATTAGGTGATCTATGGAGTCAAACTAATAAGACTTATGATGAAACAAGTTTAGCATTTAGACGTAGTTCGCCAGGTAAGATTTTATCTGAGCAATTCGGAAACCAAAAGTTATCGCCTAGTCAAATGGTTGATGCGACCTTGGCCAATGAAAAAACAGTGGCTGATGTTCTTTCTGCTCTTAAAAATACAGGCGATGAAGCAGGTGCGGATGCGTTGCAAACTCAGTTAAAAAATGCTTACCTTGAAAAAATAGGAATCACATCTGGATATAAAGGAACTAATTCTAAGTATAAGCCAGAAATGGTTGATGCACTGTGGGGTAATCCACTTGCTGCGAAACGTGTAAATTCAACTATTGAAGAGCTTAATAATTCATTGAAAGCTAGTAAGGTAGATGTAGTTGATATATCACCAGAAGATGCAAATAGATTGCTTGATATTATTCCTGTTAATGAAAGACAAAAACTTATTGATGATATTGTTAAAAAAGGTAAAATACAAGCTAGAGAAGATCGCTTGATGAGCAATGAAGTGGTTAAACAAGCAAAACGTGGTAACTGGACTTATCTTGATAATGATATTTTTGCAGATATAATGCTTAATAAAGCATCTACTTCAGATGTTCTAGAAATAACTAAAAGACTACCACTAGCTGAAAAACAAAAAGTAGGGGCAGATATGTTTGCTCGCTTGCTTTCTGATTACTCAACAGCAGGAACGGGTGCAAACCAAGCCAGATTTGGATTTGATCTTTGGGATGCTGAAAAAGTAATTAAAGACTTAGGAGGCTGGAATAGAGTTAAAGGAACTGGTGCGCCACAATGGGTTAAGAATATGGATGCAGTTGTCGGAAAAGACACTGTTGATGAGTTCATCGCAGCATCTAGGGTTCAAGCAGCTAACCGTCCTATTGGTAAGGCTGAAAGTCTTGAACTACGTGGACTTACATCAGCAACTGGAGTTAAAGTATATGCAGCTCCATTCCAATATATCGGCAATAAAATGCTAGCTACTGCATACGGAAGTAACAACTTGCGTCCATTCCTAAGAGGATTATCAAAAGATATTGGTGATGAGGCTTACCAAAAAAATGCAAACCGTATGCTAAAAGGCATTATTGGAACACGCATGGGACTTCAAGCAGCAGCAATCCAAGGTAGAAATGACCCAGATTTCCAAGAGCAAATGCAAATTATATTAGCTGAAGCACAGGCAGAAGCTGAACAGCAGCGTTAATTAGCTTGCTAAAGGCAGCATTATAGATACATTCCAGCTTTATGGATGAAGGTAAAGACAACTCACTAATCGACAACAAGGCAGCTATGATTAAGTTCATGGATGCCATTAAGGATCGCGCTAAGGACTTGCCGTCTAATAGTATTGAGAATACCAAGCCAGACGTTGCGGTTAAAGCATTGTGGTTGTTGTCCCAAGGCGCACCATACACGGAGATTCGCCGTATTACTAGGTTGTCGCATGAGACGATTAGGCGTTTGGAGTGGGATCACAACACCACGCTGGAGAAGAAACGTAAGGAGTTCTCTACCCGCTATGCTATGGCAGCAATGGAATACACTGACCTGCTATTTATGAAGGCAGAGCGTATCCACGATAACCCAGACTTGCTTGACGACATTTCGCCAGAGAAGTTGGCTACTACGGTTGGTATCATGCAGGACAAATCATCTTCGCTTGCTGGCATTACTGATGCTGGAGTTGGACAAAAAGCTGGACTGTCTATCGAGGACGCATTAGTGCTGATTGAAGCATCCAAGCAAAAACGCGCACAAAAGGTTATTGATGCGGAGGTTATAGATGCTTAACTGGACACCCCACGAAATACTAAGCATCCCGTCTGACGATGAGATTGCTGAGATGGAAGCTAGTGAGCTTGTTGAGCTATACGCTGCACGGGAAGAAGCTATCCGTAACTCTAATAAAGACCCATTTAGGTATGGGTTCAAGTTTAACCATTGGAATAAAGTATGGAATGAGCTTACGGAGCGGGATGAAGCGTTGGTGCTTGGAGGAAATCGCTCAAGCAAAACTCAGTTTGGTGCGTATAGTGTAGTAAAAGCAGCAATGGAAAACCCTGCGTCTATCATCATGTGCTTTGCCCAAAGCTCTGAGGTTAGCATCCGTCAGCAACAAAGCGCGGTATATAACTGGCTACCACCAGAGTATCGCATGAAGCAGACTAGCAGTAATGCTTACATTAGCTATACGCTAAAAAACGGATTTACGGATAACAGCTTAATCCTGCCAAACAAAAGCCAGATTCTATTTAAGACCTACTCCCAGTATCAGAATAATCCTACGTTTATCGAAGGTGCAGAGCTTGGTTCTAAAAGTGCTACATGGCACAATATTGGTGTTTGGCTAGACGAGTATCTGCTTGGTGAGGATTTGATTAGCACGATGCGTTTCCGTCTTGCTACCCGCAACAGTAAGATGCTTGTGACGTTCACGCCGATTGATGGCTGGACTGAGGTTATTAAGGACTACTTAGACAAAGCTAAAACCATTGAAACACGCGAGGCTGAACTGCTTAACGGTGAGATACTACCATACATCCAGCATAGCCATAAACGTAACGCTTCCATCCACTACTTTCATACCATAGACAACCCGTTCTCTGGTTACGAAAGGCTTGCAAACGATCTTAGGAACGAGAGCCGCGAGAAGATACTTATCCGTGCTTATGGCGTTCCAGTAAAGTCACAAGCTACCAAGTTCCCTAAGTTTAACAAGGAAGTCAACGTAGTGCCGCATGAGACTATTCCGACCAAAGGCATTACTCGTTATCACATTATCGACCCTGCTGGTAGTAAGAACTGGTTCATGTCATGGATCGCGGTTGACGGTAGCGGAACGTATTACGTTTATCGTGAATGGCCAGACACAACTATTGGCGAATGGGCAGAATGGAAGAATGGCAAGTGGGCATCTGGTGAAGGAGCTAAAGGGCTAGGCTATGGTATGAAAGACTACGTTGATCTTATCCATGAGCTTGAGGGTGACGAGGAAATCTACGGTAGGATTATCGACCCACGCCTTGGAGCTGCAAAATATCAAGCACAGGATGGCAGTAGTTCTATTATTGAGGACTTAGCTGAGAACGACATTATCTGCATCCCAGCACCTGGTTTGGATATTGAGGACGGTTTACAAGCACTTATCTCCAAGATGAGTTGGGATACCAGCAAACCAATGGATAGTTTAAATCGTCCGAAGTTCTACGTTAGCGAAGAATGTGGCAATGTCATATCGGCATTATCGGAATACACAGGTGAGCATGGCTTAAAAGAAGCATGGAAAGACCCGTTGGATACCTTGCGTTACGCTGCTATTTATGGTATTGACCACGTAGAGGCAGGATCATTTGAGGTTACAATGCAAGGTTCGGGAGGATATTAAATTTATGAAAAAACAAATTAAAAAGAGCATAGAAAAGGCTAAACTTATCGAGAAACAAATTGAAGAGGCAGTAGATGTGTACGCCATTGGCGTATGTCCTAACCCAGTCTGGATGCGTGGCATGACAAGAGATTCTAATAAGTGTTCTATCCAAGTTCCAAAGGCATCTATGCGTGACTCGTTAGTCGGTAAATGGATGAAAGCAACTAGGATTGACGGCGGCGAAGAAAACCATTACAAGTTCCTAGCATGAGTTACGAAGAGGAAGTGGAAGAATCAATGGTCTATACCGAGGGCGAGCCTAATATCTCGATCCTACAAAACGTGTATGACAGAGCAAAGCTAGACCAAGAGTGGTATATTGAATCTTGTGAACGTGCTTATAATGACCGCCGTAACATCTGGCCTGGCAAAGGTGACGATCTAAGGAAACATGGTTCTAATGCTTTCCCTTGGGAAGGTGCTTCCGACATGGAGGTTAATATCATTGGTGAGCGTATTGATACCTACGTTGCTTTGCTTTCACAGGCACTAGACCGCAGTAACATCAAAGCGTTCCCAACATCCCATGCTTCCGTAGCAAAAGCTTCTGTGGCATCACTATTCCTTAAATGGATGTGTAAGAGCTACATTCCAGACTTTAAACGGCAGATGGAACTAGGTGCTAACCACTTGCTTGAGAAAGGCATCATGGTATCCTACGTTGGCTGGAAGCGTGAGAAGCGCACGTTCTTGCAGACGGTTACTCTTGAAGAACTGCAAGTTCAAATGCCAGCACTTGTTGAAGCTATTCTAGGTGAAAATACCCAAGAAGCTGAGGACTTTATTGCGAACGCTTACCCAGACATGAAACGTTCTAGGGTTCGTAAAGCAATTAAAGACCTACGCTTTAAAGGTGTAGCTGAAGTGAGCATCCCACGTATATCCGTTGACTGCCCGATTGTGCATAGCTGTGAGCCAGATGGTGAGATCATCTTTCCATCCTACGTTACCGATCCACAACGCGCACCATACGTTTTCTGGAGAACATTCTACACTGCCCAAGAGCTTGAGAAAAAAGTAGCTACCGAAGGCTGGGATAGGAAATGGGTTGATAACGCAATCGAAAACCTACGTGGCGTTGATTCCAATGAAATGGATACCGCTAGTGACCGTGGCAAACAAAACGATTTAAGTGACGATAACGACCTTATCCTAGTTGTATATGCTTACCAGCGTTTGATTGACGAAGAAGATGGCAGCGAAGGTATTTATTGCACCGCTTTTCATCCAACCACCGAAGGATATGCTAAACACGAATTGCTTAACGGCTACGATGATTATCCCTTTATTGTAACTAGGCTGAATGACAACCAGAAACGGATGTATGAAACTACATCGTTTGCTGACATTCTGCGTGGGCCACAATACCAAGTTAAGACAGAACGTGATAGTCGTATCGACCGAGCAAGCATAGCGACATTGCCACCGCTTCTGCATCCTGCTGGGCATCCACCGAAAGATTGGGGGCCTGGAAGACGTATTCCGTATCGCCGCATGGGGGAAGTTGCATTTGCACCTATTCCACAGTTTGATCCTGGTAGTGAGCGTATTGAAGCTCAAATGATTAGCCAAGCTGACAAGGCTGTTGGTCTGGACATGGAGAACCCATTAGCTTCTGTAAGGCAGCAATTCATCGTTAATAAGTTCCTTGACCACGTTAAAGATATTCTTTCGTTGGCGTTTAAATTGTTTCAACGCATGGGGCAAGATGAAGTGTTTTTCCAAGTTACAGGTAATCCAGAAAACCAAGTGATGACCAAAGGTGATGCTGACGATAACTTCAGCATTATGGTATCGTTTGACTCACGTGAGACAGATCCAAACACTATTGAGACGCAGATGAAGAACATGGCTACACTGATGCAGATCGACCGTAATGGACGCATTGACGTTAATAAACTACTTGAACTTCTTGCAGCACAGATTAACCCGTTCATGGCAGACTATATCTTGCAGCCACAACAAGAGGCACAAGACAAGATGCTTAAAGATGTTTCGAACGATCTTACCCAAATCTATGCAGGTATCGAAATGCCAGCACGTCCGAACGGTGCGGAATTTGCTATGCAGCTTATCCAATCCTATGCGTCACAACCAGACATTGCCCAACGCTTGCAACAAGACGAGACGTTTGCGGCACGTATGCAGAAATACGCAGGGCAGTATCAGATGATGATAATGCAAGCACAGAACGCTGTGACGGGACGTATCGGAACGCAGGAAGCTAATATGGGTGGAGTATCTACCCAGAACATGGGTGAGTAAAATAACAATAATATGAAACAAGGACTGTATAGTAATATCAATGCTAAACGCAAACGCATTGCAGCAGGTAGTGGCGAGAAGATGAACAAAGTTGGCAGCAAAAAAGCACCGACTGCAAAAGACTTCCGCGACTCAGCTAAGACTGCTCGTAAACGTTAATCGTAATTATACACTAAAACGTATATAAACGTATATAGATAGATATAAACATGAAGAAGCGGTTTAAGAAGGTAGTTACCAACCCAGAAACGGGAAGGAAGAACACGATTCGCTATGGCTTGGCAGGAATGGCGAGCGATGGCAAAGACCGCATTAGACCAGGCACTAAAAAAGCTGATGCGTACTGCGCTCGTAGTGCTAAGATAAAAGGTGATTGGAAAAATGATGAGAACAGCCCCAACCAACTTTCCAGAAAAAAATGGAAGTGCAAAGGAAGCAAATCAATAAAGTAGGCGAACACCAACAATTAATAAAGTATCCGAACGACAACAATTTATGAAAAATAAAACAAATGGCTGCGGCCACGAAAGCAAGGAATACGGCAAGGGCAAAAAAGGTAAAGGCTATGTCGAGATTGAAATCAAGATGGGTAAAATGCCTAAAAAGAAAACTAAACGCAAATAACCATGAGAAGTCCTAAAACAAAAAAAGCCAAGCAAGAAAAAATTGCAAAGGTTATGGGCGAATACAAAGCTGGAACTCTTCATGCTGGCATTAATCCTAAAGGGCCAAAGAAAGCTCCACTAGCAAAGAGTCGCAAACAAGCTGTGGCAATCGCTCTTAGCCAAGCAGGAATGACTAGACGTAAATAAATAATCCTTACTAAAAGACTAATGATTCCAAGACCAACACTAGAACAATCTGTCCAAGCCCTATCTGAGCGCGACGAATACAAGGTAATTGTTCAGTTTATTAAAGACGAACGTGACCGTTTCTTTGGCGATTTACGCCAAGCAGAGGGTTCAAACGATGTGATGAAGATCGCAGGTAGTATAGCATCTATGGATGAGCTATTGGGATTACTTGACAAATAATCGGTAATACATTATTTCATCCAGCAGTATGTGAGTTTTTTGTCTTTCCCACATACGGTTTGTGCAAAGGGTTAATCGGGTAAAACTGGTTAACCCTTTGTTTTGTCTATTCATCAAACGCTCGTTTTACATTAGTGCTTTACTAATGATTAGTAATCTGCTTATGTATAGCCATTCGCCACCGCCAAGGCGTAAACTGGTGTAACAAAATATGAAAGCAAACCAAGACTCCATCGCTGGGGAGGAATCCAGTGTTAATGACAACCTTAGTATGGAGGCCTTAATCAGCCAACTTACCCAAGGAGAACCACAAGAGGTAGAAGCTGAAGAAGCAGAAACTGAAGTAGAAGAAGAAGAGCAAGAAGAAGGGTTTGAAGAAACCGAAACTGAAGAGCTTTCTGATGATACTGAGGAAGAAGCAACCGAAGAAGAAACCGCTGACGAAATAGACCTACTTAGTCTTGAGCCAGAGCAATTCCAAGCATTAGCTAAAAAGCATAAGAGCCGCCTACTTGAGCGTGTCGGGGAACTGACAGCGAAAAACAAAGCACTCCAGGCACAAGCTGAAGAAGCTGGGATGAAGCAATCGAGCGTAAGGACTATACCGACAGAACAGAATCCATTTGGACAACTTAAAACCGCTGAGGAAATCAAGGCTAAGTTTGAAGCGTTTGAATCGACTTTGGAAACTACGGATAGGCTGCTTGAAGAATATGATGATTACAGCAACGATGATATTATCGAGGTTGGCGATCAGCAGTTCACCAAGAAGCAGGTCAAACTAGCCAATCGAAACGCAAGGGATGCGGTAGCTAAATACTTACCAGCCCAAGCAGCTCACCTCCAAACACTGCAAAACTACGTTGTAGCAAACCAGCAATGGCAGGAGATGGCGAAACAAGAAGTGCCAGAGATTTCTGACGAAAAAACGGAAATCGGTAAAGCATACGGTCAGCTTGTGAATGATCCTTTAGTAATTGAACTGAAAGAGAAGCTCCCACAACTAGGGGTTCAGATAGAATACTTACTCGCTCACGCCGCAAGGTCTAAGTTTGGAAGTGCCAAGAAAGTAATGCAAGGCGCAGGACAGAAGTTGAAGGTGAAACCACCCGCTTCCCCTGTTGGAGCTGGAGCATCACGGCAAGGGCAGGGACAAACCAGCAAATATGCTGATGCCATGAAGCGTTTTGAAAGTAGTGGTTCTGCTGAAGATTGGGTTGCTGCACAAAAATACAAGTAAATTCTAAACACCTAATAATATGCCTATTTCAAATACATATAGCCCTAGTGTTCCTAGCACTAGTTCATCCGTTGGATCAAACAAAGGTAACCGCGAAGACCTCTCCGCGATGCTTACCATGCTTGAGCCAGAACAAACCCCTATCACTTCCCTTTGCGCTAAAGCAAAAGCTTCTGGAGTTCTCCATGAGTGGGTAATTGATGGTCTTGAAGCTCCTAACGCAGATGGTATCGGTGAGACTTCTGATGTTACTTCGTTCAGCAACAAGTTTGCTTCGCGTGGTCGCCTTGGTAACTACACCCAAATCTTCCGTAAGGATTACCTTGTTTCCGACTTGCAGAACGCAGTTGCAAGCGTAGGCCCTGCTGACGTTGCCCAGGCAAAAGCTAAAGCATTGCGTGAAATCAAACGCGACATTGAGTTCGCAGTTGCTTCCAACAATGACCGCCAAGCTGAAGATGGTACGAATCCTTACAAGCTCCGTGGACTCGGTGATTGGCTTGATTCTGCTGGCCCTGCTGACGTTCCTGCTGCTTATCGTACGCCTTCCGCTTCGATCCTTGGCGCAACCGTAACTGAGGCTACTCTTAACAACTTGCTTGGCAGTATCTTCAGTGAGACTGGCGAGATGGGTAATCTTACCCTTGTTGCTAACGTAGCACTTCGTAAAGTTATTGCTAACTTCACCCGTGCTGAAGGAACGACAACCGCTAGAGCATACAACGTAAACGAAGATGCTGTTTCACGTAGAATCACCCTTAGCGTATCGCTCTTCGATACTGACTTTGGTGTTATCAAACTTGTAAACGGCAACCCAGCTTGTATGCCAACCGCAACCACAAACGTTGGTTACGTCCTTGATCCTAAGTATCTTGGTATTGGTAACTTGCTTCCACTTGAGTCTGTTGTCCTTGAGAACCAAGGTGCAGGTGAGCGTGGATACGTCAAGACGGCTTGCACCCTTGTTTGCAAATCGCCACAAGCACACGGTAAAATCGCTTACTAATTATAACTAAATACTAAATAAATAAAATTATGGCTAAACTTGCAAATAACGAGCGTTCCCCTTACACGGACGCAATCACACTTAACGCAGCAGACCTCATTGCTATCGGCAACGGTGGAACTAAAGTAATTGGTTCTATCCCCGCTGGTGGTGCTGTTGAACTGGTAGCTGTTATCAACACCGTTGACATCGTAGGTTCATCCTCGCTTGTCATTGATGTTGGCACTACCCTCGCTGACCCAGATGAGTTCATCAACGCACTTGACGTAGATAATATGACCGTTGGTCTGCCTACGTTCAACACTGGTGACACAATGCTTCAGTCTGCTGGAACGACAACTGTTCTTGCTGGCGTAAGCCCTGCAAAACCTGTGTCTGCTGATACCCCAATCTACATCAACGTAACTGATTCTTCTGTTGCAAGTATCACTGCTGGGCAGATTGTTATCGGGATGCGTATCCTTAATCTTGCTCAGTTCGCTGAGTAAAACTAAATTGGGCGGTGTAGGGTTCTATCCCCTATGCCGTCCTTATCCTTTTCCACAAACCAATGATTTTAAAAGCAAGCGAAGATGCAATGACAGATGCTCTAATTAAAGAGCTATGTTCTGGTAGGCAGTTCTTAGACTCGTTGCAGAAGCGGCGTGAGATTGAAGCTGCCAAGGTTGCGAAAGACTACCGTAATATCGGACGGCGCAAAGGCGCAAAAATGATCCACCTAGCGGAAATCCCGCAGCGTGAGTATCTACAAATGGCACAAAAGTATGGAACTGAGTGCTGGGACGACAGGGAGTTTGTCCGTGATTTCCAGAAGAATGAGCCAACAATGGCAAGTAATAAGATTTCGATGGCACGTGAGATTTAATATCTATGCAAACTAAAAACTACACAACTGACCTTTTGCCGTTAATCAAGTCACTTTGCGGGGCTGAATTTGCAGCTATCGAGTTACCACGGATCAAGGCAATGATTAACAGTCGTGCCAAACGTGCGTTTAGAATGAGTGACTTCTGGCCTCGGTTCTTGGTTGTAGCAGAAGAAAGAAATATAACAAATGGATATGTTCCTTGGGATCAGACTTCTCTTAGCTCGATTGATACTTATATTCGTATTCATCGTACCGCCCCTTATGAAATCGCTAGTTCACAGGATTTGGACTTCTACGTGGATAACACGGGTGCTAAACTACTTGACGGTGGTTTGAATAGCACTAGCACATTTGTTACCTACAAGAAGCAATTAACAAGCACGTATGGGGATGGCACAAGCGGCACTGAAGTTCTTGTTCCAGACGAGTGGTTTGAGTATCTAGCTCATGGCACGTATTCCGATTACCTACGTGCTGAAGGGCAGATGGAGAAAGCACAAATAGCTGACGCAGAGGCTATCGACAAGGTAACTGATGAGTTGCTTAGGATTGACGAGATGCGCACCAGTGGACTAATCTCGCCCCGCATATCTACAAACGCAAGTATGCAATCACGTTGGAGTTACTAATATGAATTATTCTTTAGGAAATATGCTTGGTGGTAGCAACGGCAGTCTTAACCCAGACAAGCTTTCCCTTAACCTCCAGTTCGCCACCGACAAGACCCTTACGGCTCGCAAAGGTCCTACCCCTACGTTCACGCGAGCATCTACGGCTACCTTTGTTGGGAGTGATGGGCTAATCCAATCTGCTGCTATTAACGCTGCACGCTTCGACCACGATCCTGTTACTCTTGCTTGCCGTGGTTTGCTCATTGAGGAGTCACGGACTAACCTTTGGACTGACTCAGCAAATCTTGGAGTTATACCTTGGACGCTAACAAATACAACAACTCTAAATTCTAATAATACTACTTCGCCTGATGGGTTGACCACTGCTGAGAAATTTACAGTTGGTAGTACGATGCAGGAATATGGATTCTTTAGAAATACTTTCTCATTTGTAAGCGGCACAGCATACACTACAAGCTGCTTCTTTAAAGCCAACCAAATAACAAGAGTAAGCATCTCGGCGGCGAACGTTGCACTTCTCCCAATAAACGCCATTTTTGATCTTACTGGATCTGGATCTATTGTTGGCACTCCAATTGGAACAGCATCTATTCAGCAACTTTCTAATGGTTGGTATCGTTGTTCTGTGTCAGCTACTGCGTTACTTAACGGTATTACTTCCGTTCGCTTCAATGCTGTTTCGGGAACTTCTACAAGCTATGCTGGTAACAGTGTTGATTCATTTTTTGCATGGGGTGCGCAACTAGAAGCCGCAGCCTTCCCCACGTCCTACATCCCGACCACCACAGCGTCCGTGGTTCGCAGTGCGGATCTTTGCTCGATTACTGGGAGTGCCTTTACGGAATTTTATAACCAAAGTGAAGGGACGTTTTTTGTAGAAGCAGATCCAAGAGCTACTACTGCTAACGCTACTTATTTAATGGCAAACAGTGGAGCGAATACAAACCAAGTTTCTATCTTTAGAACTACAACAGTTAGCACTTTTGGAGTCGCGAGTGGTGGGGTATTTACTGCACAGATAACAACAGCATCTGCAAACGGGTCATTTAATAAAATCGCTGGTTCTTATTTTACCAATGACGCACGCGCTGCATTTAATGGTGTATTAGGCACAGCAGACACATCTGTGAATGTGCCAACAAATCTTACTAGATTGAACCTAGGATCTGGCGGCACTGGAAGCACGGAAATCGTTAATGGCTGCATCTCATCTATCCGCTACTTTAAGAAACGCCTAGCCAACGCAAAGCTCCAATCAATCACAGCATGATCGACTACATCTTAAAGTTTGAATCCAAAGCCATCGCAGAACAGTTCGGCATCGCCAGCGGTTACGCAGTGGACAATGAGGGTGTCATCGAGACAACCCTAGCAACCCACGAATACGCCTTGCACGAGATCGGTGAGCATAACGGCAAGGACTTCTGGGTGCTATTCCGTGACCTTGTGGGACTCCCAGTTCCCGAAGGTGCTGACCAGTTCATCTTTTGGTCGTCCACTTGGACTGTAACCGATGAGGATGGTAACGAGATACCTATTCCTAGACCAGAAGATCAACCCGATGTTCCAAACATCTTCTGGGCATGACT